CACGACTCTGAGGTTTGTGATCTGTTTCAACATAAAAACTCATAGGCTGTGCCAATCCAATGGCATAACTGATTTGGCACGTTGCCCAATCTGCCTTGCCTGACGCTACAATATTCTTAGTAAGGTAACGCATCATGTACGCTGCTGAACGGTCAACTTTTGTAGGATCCTTACCGCTAAATGCGCCGCCGCCATGAGGACTATATCCGCCGTAAGTATCAACAATAATTTTGCGGCCAGTAAGACCAGTGTCCCCATCGGGACCGCCAATAACAAACCGTCCAGTAGGATTAATAAAATATTCAGTGTTAATATCGATATATTCTTTTGGTAGGATTGCACGAATAACTTCTTTAATTGCTAATCGTAATGCATTGATATCAATATCATCTGTATGCTGTGTCGAACATACAATTTTAGAAATACGTTTAGGGGTGCCGTCATCGTTATATTCAAATGTAACTTGACTCTTAGCATCTGGGCCTAAACAAGTCATGGTGCCGTTCTTACGTAACTGAGTTAATTCTTTAACAATCTGATGACTCCAGTGTATTGCACTAGGCATATAATTGCTAGTCTCATTACACGCATATCCAAACATTAACCCTTGATCGCCTGCGCCAAAATTGTCTGTGCCAAGTGCAATATCTGCACTTTGCCCATGTAACAAGTTTGTAATTTCAGCGGTGCGCCAATCAAATCCTTCTTGTTCGTATCCAATAGTTTTAATAGTTTTGCGAATTGCAGATTCTACTTCCTCAGTGTGTAATATACCTTTATATTCGCCGGCCACTACAACTCTGTTAGTTGTGACTAGTGTTTCGCAAGCGCATCGCAATGATGAATCTTGCTTAGACATTACTAGATCTAATACTGCGTCACTAATTGCATCCGCAACTTTATCAGGATGACCTTCACTGACACTTTCACTTGTAAACAAATAACTCATGTGTTTTCTTTCTTTTTAATTTTTGTTATTACCAACATTTTGTGTAGTCTACTAACTCACACTGTCTACTAACTTCTTTTACAAAATATGCACACAGTGGATTGTCTCCGGCATGTAATGGTGTGCATAATAATTGCCCTGGCTTCATTTTAGGAAAATACCATTTAACATCTTGATAGACATTTACAATATCAATTTCATGAAATTCTGGTCTAAAGCTCCCTAACGGATTAAAGCAATATGCTTTGAAGCCCCTGTCATTTAGACTAGTAATAGGAAGTATCTCCATATCAGGGCCTTCGGGATCTCCGACAATACAGCACCAGTCTAATGGCATTGTAACTTCATGATCGCCTATTTTTAACACTACTGCCGGTCCTGTGAAACTTTCTAAAAATATAAGTGGAATATAAAAATAATCTGGATTATTATTATCACTATTATCTAAAACAGCGAATCTAATGTCCTCTTCGATCTCATCTGGAAGATCGTTGAGGAACATTGTTTTATTGTCTAACGTTAAAATTTGCATTATTGATATTTTACCTTTTGAATCTCGAACGGATATTTTGCGTCCTTGTAGAATTTCTTACGCTCTGTAAGATGTCGCTTTGCATACTTGGTCGCTCCTGTAATGTCCCAGATTTGTACAAAGTCTTTATCGTCAGCTTTTCTAATGCCGCGGCCGATACTTTGTATAACTCTAACAAAGCTCTTTCCGGGTTCCAAAAGAACCAGATTAAAAATACGAGGAATATTAATACCCACAGCGGCCACACCGTAAGTCGCCACAATAATCTTATTAGTACTAGTTTTAATTTCGTCATATTCTTCTTTCCTATCTTTTGTTTTAACTTTGCCAGAGATAAACACACTGTCGGGTAAATTTTCCACAAGGAATTCACCCGACTCAATTCTGTCCACTAACACTAGTGTATTACCAGACTCGGCTATCCCGTCAACCAAATTGGCAATATATTTCATACGCTTTTCATCTGTAACCAAATATTTTAATTCTTCGGGATATCCACTAAACTCTTTCCATTCAGCAGTTTGAATTACCTGCACATGACACGACGACAACACTCCTGCTTCTTGCAATTCGTGTGCCTTGACCTGATGAACAACTTCTCCTAAACTTGCACGAATACTTTGGAATTCGTGGTCTGCTTTTGGCACCGTGCCAGTTAATCCCCAGCGAATAGGCGCTTTGGCAAGATTCTTTGTTAACAAGTTTTTTAATACATCAGCTTTGGCCATGTGTACTTCATCGACCATAACGCATTGTACATTATCTAACAATTCTGCAAGACGTAAAACTTTCTCTTCGCCGTCAAATTCTTTGGAACCTTTGTCTAAAATATTCAAACTTTGCCATGTGCAAATAGTATGTGTTTTATCTAGATTTTTTCTGTCACCGTAGTAAACTCCAACGTCTAATCCGCAGTTAACAAAGTCTTCTTCTGTTTGTTCCACTAACGATTTGTTAGGCACAATGGTTATTGTTCGACCGTATTTTTCACAGATTTTTGCCAAAGTTGCAGTAGTGATTGTCTTGCCAAAGCCTGTTGCAATTTCTTGAATACATTGCGGATTCTCAAGAAATTTATTAATAACTTCAACTTGGTCGCCTCGTAATCTAATCTTATCGCCGGCAAATCGATGACCTACAGGCCACGTTTGATCACCCCAAAAATCCTCTAAAATTTGGTCAAATTCTAGGTTGGGACTTGTACGTAAATCCTCTACATCAATGTTATAATTTCGTTTTTCAAGCTCTTCTAGTACCTGCCCTAACATGCTGAGATAAGTTGTGCCACCAAGACCAAAAAAACTGATAGCACCGTCCCATCGACCTAATTTATAGCTGGGCCTGTAACGAGCAGTAGGGTCTTCGTACTTAAATTTCTTAACTAACTGCTTTCGTGTGTCCAGGTCAAGACCTTCTATCTTGATGTTAACCTCATCACGAATAATAATTTTACAACTCGACAAAATCTGATTCCTTTAATGAGTAGTTAACGACAAAATTGTGATTTTTCAAGTAATTTGACAAAGTATAGTGTACACCCGATATACCTAAATTCAAAATTGATGAAAAATTCAACTTTGATTCGAGCAACGGTTTAGGTATCTTTCCGCTAATGAAAACAATCTTAGTATTGGAATTGACCGGGTTATTCAGTTTAGTGTCCTTGACAAAATTATTGCAATTTTTGCCACTTTCGCCGTCTAAACGAAACAAAACGGTCATTTCTTCAGTCGAAATATTCATTTTCTGAATCATTTTTGTGCAAATTTCTAAGTGGCGTAGCTCGCTACCACCCGGCACTACAATTAGGCAAGGCAACGAATGTTTTAAGATAGTAACGATGTCGGAAAAAGTGGTTTTTTCCTTATCTATTGGAAATGTAGTACTGCTAGCAGTTGTTAAAAACTTATATAGCATTGGATCTAAATCTAATTGATCCAATGCAATATCAATATCTTCTGCCCATGTTGTAATACCGTATTTTCTTGCCTCTACCAATGTATCAACAAGATCAAAACCAATTGGTTGAGGAATATTTGATGTTACATTCTTAAAAACAAACTTATTGTTTTCAAAAACCACCATAGGTACGTATTTTTCTAAGTTATTTTTTACTTCGTCAATTTGACTGGAAATATCTCGAAATGTATCGTCTACAATAAACGAAGAATTTTGTAGATTAGTGGCAATCCAATCTACATTTTCTTCCCTTAGATCAAAATCCCAAGATCTAGCGTCCGGATTCCAGATAACGTTATTTCCAGTATTGGCCACTACCTTTTTATAGGTCCTAATAGATGCAATACATGCTTCGTCGAAAGGAAAAATTACTGAAATGATTCGTTTAGTAGTGTTACCAGTTTTGTGAACTATAATGCTTCTATTAGAACTAATTACTCTGGTTGGCAATCTAAATTGAGGAGTATTTACAAATGGAGTTATGTCAATTTGCAATGCTAAACTTAAAACGCGAAGATACTTTTTAACTAATCGAATTGCCAGTGTGCTTTGTTTTTCTGTAAACCCATTACCCATAACCACTTGTGTAGATAGGCTTTCAATTACTGTTCGGTCAGCATGAAACAATTCAATTAGGTCAGCAAACATGTACTGGCCGTCACTGTTTAGTCTATTAATTAAGTCTTCTATATACATACAAATTATTATACACTAAAATAAAAAAGGATTCAACCTCGAATCCTTTTTATAAACTTGCGTCTTCTAGGCCCGCTGTCCGGAGTTTAATAATATTACTCAGTTGCCATTGTTTAATATCTAAACCCTTTATAATGCCCAGCCATTGATTTCTTAAAAGTGCAAATTCATTGATAATCTTTTCCATATCAACTACATCAGCTTCACCATCAACATACTTTTCACAATCACGACTGCTTAGTACACGTTGATAGTTTTCTAAAAACTTTTTGAAGGCTTTTGAACGGACACGTCTTAATTCGATATTGAGGTATTCTAAAATAGCCTCAATTTCTTGTAACTGATTAAATCGTTGTTCAACTAGACCAGGCAAAGCTGCGCTAGATTTTTCTATGTTGCCATATACTTTAACCTCGCCCTTTGCCTGGACTAATTCATTATAATAATAATCAATACACGCAGGTAGATGAACAATGTCGTGACTTACCTTGGCATAC